CCCCGATGGCAAGCAGGTCATCAAGACCGAGTTCCTTGCTGATGATCAGCTCGTCGAGGACAACAAACGCCTCTACAATGAGAGCGAAGGCAAGAAATGGGGCGACGGCCAGGTTGTCGGCCGCATCCCGCTGAACGTCCTCTACAGTTCGCAGCACCAGATCATGGAAAAGCTGAAAGAGGGCGACCGCGATCATCTCAAGTGGTGGCTCAACTCCGAGCATGCTCGCCCCTATCGGACGTTCAAAGGTAGAATCTGATGGATTATGCCGCCCTGCAGACGGCCGTTCTCAATTGGGCGGCTCGTTCCGACGCTGCGACCACGACGGAAGTGGTGAACTGCATCGCTTTTGCGACCGATGGGTTCAACTATGGCGTCCCGGCCCGAGGGATTGCGCCTCTGCGCGTCCGCGAAATGGAAACGCTGGCGTCGATCACGATGACGGACGGCGTCGGCACGCTCCCAAACGATTACCTGCAGTACAAGACCGCGAAATCCATGTCTTCCCTGCCGAACCCGCTTTCCTACGCGACTGGCAGCTATACCAACGGCGCCTATGCCGATGGGGCCGCCGGCCTGTCGACGACATTCTCTATCACCGGCTCAACCATCTATGTCTTTCCGACGTCGGGCGTTGACGTGGATATGGTCTATTACGCCAAGATCCCGACGCTTTCGGATTCGAGCACCAGCAATTGGCTTCTCGCCAAAATGCCGAGCCTCTATCTGCACGCGGCGCTGATGCATCTGGCAATGTTCATCCGGGATGATGCGCTGCTTTCCCGCTCTCAGGCCATGGTCGCCTCGACCATCGATGGTCTGAACCTCACGAACGAACTCAGCGAATATGCCAAGGTCGGCACACGCATGGGATTCATGACGCCGTGATCATCCCATTCGCGAACTTCGAGCCCGACAAAGCGCCATACAACAGCAACGCGACGGATGTGGCCGTCAACGCGCTTCCGATCGCCGATGGCTGGGGGCCAATGCCGTCTCTCGTCCCGCTCGCAAATGCGCTTCCCAGCGCTCCGAAAGGCTCGATTACGGCAAGACTGTCCTCTGGAACGCAGGTCACGATCTGCGGCACGTCGACGGGCCTCTACCTCGTCAATAACGATGGCACTCTGACCGATGTTTCCGGCGCCAGCGCCCCATATTCGGTTCCTGATGGCGATGAGTGGTCGTTCGATGTCTTCGGCGCCAGGATCATCGCCACGAACCTGAACGACGACCCGCAATATTATGACGTCGGGGTCAGCACGGATTTCGCAGATCTTCCCGGCAGCCCGCCCAAGGCTCGGTTCGTCAAGGTCATCGGTGATTTCGTCGCGCTCTTTCAGTTGGAGAACGATGCATCCGCTATTCACTGGTCAGGGATCAACAATTCGGAGCAGTGGGTTCCCGGCGAAGAGCTTTGCGACACTAACAGTTTCCCGGATGGTGAGGAACTGCAGGCGATCAGCGTCAACGGCTCGGGGGCAACGCTTGCCTTCCGCGCCGGCTTCCGCACCATGACATTTGACCCGTCTTCCGGGTATGTCTTCACCTTCTCGCCATTCTCCGAGGGCAGGGGATGTTCCGCACCTTTATCGCTGGTGGATATCGGCCGCGGCGATTTCGTCTATTATTCCGATACCGGCTTTTACCGGGGGATTGCCGCCACGCCGATCGGTGCGGAGCGCGTCGATCGATGGATTCAGACCGTCACGAACGACAACACGCGCTCGAAGATCAAGGGCGTCTATGATCCCTTCCGCAAGGTTGTCATGTGGCGCTACGAGGATCCGAGCGGGAACGGCTATATCCTCGGCTATGCCTGGCAGCTGGACCGCTGGTTTCAGTCGGACACGGTTGTTACTGGGCTCGGAGTATTTGCCACCTCGGCAAAGACGCTGGAAGACCTCGACGCCATTTCATCGTCGATCGACCTGCTGCCGTTCTCGCTGGACAGCTCGGCCTATGGCGGTGGTCCGCCATCGTTTGCCGGGTTCGATGCATCCTTCCGGCTCGGCTTCTTCACCGGCCTTGCGCAACAGGCAACCATCGAGACGGGACAGACGGAATTATCTCCAGGGGGCCGCGCCTTCGTTTCGAGCGTGCGCGCGATCAGCGACAGCCCAGGCGTTACCATAGCGGTCGGCACGCTGGATTCCCATGACGACACGCCGACATGGACGGCGCAGCAGTCGCGCAACAGCCGGTCATTCATGTTCGATTTCCGGGCTGATGGAAGGCTTCATGCTTTCAGGGCGATTGTTCCAGCCGGTGATAGCTGGTCATCCCTCAGCGCCTTGAATGTCGGTGCCGGCCCGAGTGGTGCGCTATGAGCGTCAATATCCCGTTCATCGCCAATGTGAAGACGGTTTGCCTCGATCTCACGACCACCGCGGCAACTGAGGTTTATGCATCGATCGCCAGTCTTCGCGGTTCTCTCGATAGCATGTCGGTGTGCAATGACAGCGCCGCAAGCGCGAACTTCACGCTCCAGATCGTCAACGGGAGCGGCACGTTCAAGATCTACGACACCTTCCCGATTGCGGCGCATACCACGCTCTTCATCAAGGAACACAACGTCCAGCTTCCTGATGGCTGGGCGCTGCAGGTGATCGCAGGGACCGCAAACGCGCTGCATGTCGTGGCCGTCATCGCCGAAGTCAGTTCGGTGCGCTCGCAGTGAGGATCGCGATAGCAAACGCTGCCGAGGTTGACGCCATTTGGCCGGTCATCGGCGAGAAAATGCAAATCGGCTGCGACAAGACCGGTGGGGCAACTTCATCGGCCGAACTCTGGCAGATGTGCCGCCGCGGCGATGCCTTCCTGATCGTGGGATTTGGCGAGGAAATCGATTTCGCCTCGGTATGGCGCTTCGAAACATGGCCATCTGGCCTGGTATTTCGGTGTGTCAGCCTTTGCGGTCAGCATCCCGAGCAATGGATGCGTGGATTGTACGAATTCGCCCTATCGCAGGCGAAGATAGGCGGCACTGACCGCTTGGTAGCCGAAGGCCGCAGGGGTTGGCGGCGTCTCATTGAAAAATATGTCACCGGGCGCGTTCGCACGCTCTGGGAAACTGTTGAGGTGCACTAATGCCAGGCGGAAGCAGCAAAACAACGACCACTCAGAACACGGCACCTTGGAAGGAATCTCAACCTGTCCTCAAGCAGGGCCTTTCGGAAGCGCAGAGGCTCTATAACAGCGGGACCGGAGCCAAGGTATACACCGGCTCGACCGTCGTTCCCTGGGATGCCAAGACTCAGCAGGGTATGGACGCCATCACCAGCGGCGCGAATGCCAACCTGAACGGAAACGGCCTATCTGGTCAATATCAGAGCGTCATCAACAACGGCGGCTATAACGCCGGCCAACTAGAGGCGCTGAACAACACCCGCGCGGTGGCAAATAGCAATTTCGATCTCAATGCCGATCCCGGTTTTCAGCAGGTCATCGACCAGGCACGCAACACCGTCAATGCCGGTGCCAGTGGTGCAGGGCGCTACGGCTCAGGCGTGCATCAGTCCACGCTCGCCAACACGATCGGCGACCTCGGCGCGCGTCAGTATCAGGCATTCCAGCAGCGCAAGGATGCGGCGAACAGTAATCTTTTCAACATGTCCAGCACTGGATTTGGCCAGTTGGGGTCAGCTTACAGTGGGTTGTCTGCCCCAGCCCAAGACATCATGAAAATAGGGTCGATGAATGAAGATTTGCAAACTCGTCAACTCAATGACAAGTTGCGTATCTTTAATGAACAACAGTCGAAGCCATGGGAGAATTTGTCCAGGCTCAACGCTATTGCTTCTGGTGCCGGCCAATTGGGTGGATCACAGACGACAAGCCAGCCAGGGCAAAACCCGTGGCTGACCGGTCTTGGGTACGCCAGCACTGGGGCTGGTCTCCTTGGCTCGTTCTTCTAGGATCGCCCGTGGTTCGGATGGTATCCGAAATCGACTTCGGCCTGTAATCTAGCGGCAATAGCATCTTCTTTATCCGAAAATCTTCCAAGATGCTTGCGCCCTATTCTGGCGGACCATTTTTGTCTGGACTTATCCCATTCGACGCCGAAAAGGCCGCTTGTGTTGTCGGATCTAAGCCGTTGGTTCTTGCGGTTTTCAGATGGGGAAACGTCGCGAAGATTGATAATCCTATTATCAGCGCGATCGCCGTTAATATGATCAACTTGGTCATTGGGCCATTCTCCATAATGGAGTAGCCACGCAATTCTATGTGCTCGATAAAGGGTCTTGAAGATGCGCCCGGAGAGGTATCCGTGCAAATCAGCCTGGAACGCTTCTTTCCCGGCAAAGCGAGTATTCCAAGTCCGCGCAATGTGAGCCTGGGTTGTTTTGCCTCCGCCCGTGAACATCTCGACCGGCCTCGGAAGCCAAAACAGCTTCCCGGTCTCCGGTTCATACTTGAGTAGCTTGGAAATTTCTGCAAACGTCAGTTCAGCCATTGTCGAACCTCTTCTCAGGTTGGCTTGGTTAGAACCCGTCGCGGTGGTGAGACACCCGGCGGGTTCGCTGATTCTACATCGTAATCAGGTTGGCAGCAACCGAGAGGTAGATCATGGCTCTTCCCCCATTTGTCGGCGGTTTTCAGCCCTTCTTGCGCAACAACTCCGACATGCTCT